AAATGGAATCACGTATTGCTGTTATAGAAACAGAAATAAAAAATATAAATAAAAAATTGGATAGATTATGATTGACATGGATAAACTTTTAGAATCTGTAAAACGACACGAGGGATACAGAAACAAGGTATACTTAGATACCCTAGGAAAGAGAACGGTGGGCGTAGGCCACCTATGTGTAGAAAATTTTTGGGAAGACGACAAAGAATACGAAGAAGATTTTTTAATGGGTATATTAGAAAAAGATTTACAGTCTGCAATTGATCAAGCAGATGACATGTGTAAAAATTTAACAATAAGTGATGATGCAAAAATTATAATTATTGAAATGATTTTCCAGCTTGGGGGGACAGGAGTTTCCAAGTTCCGGAAAATGTGGCAGGCGCTTCAGCAAGATCCACCAGATTACGCCGAAGCGTCCGTCCAAATGCTTGATTCACGTTGGGCAAAACAAACACCTAATAGAGCACAAGAAATGGCAAAGCACATGAAGGAGTGTGGATAGTGTACGGCATACTTAGTCAGTTAAGTAAAAAAATGGGACGTCCAGCAATGAGACGAGTGTTGTCTATTATACAAAAGCACCCTAATTTTAGACCTGTTAAAAACATTAGAAATCCAAACATTGCTGATTCATCTAGGTTGGCTGTTGCTCAAGGTATGGCTGAAGGATCTAGTAGATATTTAGATGCTTTTCCTGGTACATTTATGAATTATGCACGACAAAAAGTTGGTAACAATCCAATGAGATTTAGAAAAGTTTCTGATTATTTTAGAGCGCGCCCTGATAAAAGACAACAGATAGATGATTGGTATAAAGAAATGGGTAGCGATAGTGCATGGGCTCGTGGATTTTTGGATGACATGATTGACGAAGCAGAAAGAGCACCAATGTCATTAGAAGAGCTGGCAGCTGCAGAGTTATCACGTGTTGGTAAAAAACCTTACAGTCAATCTTCTGTTAATAGATACTTGTCTAACGTAGCCGGCAAGAATGATTAATGTTAAAAGGAATTTTAGCAATAGCAGCAAAAAACGCTAGGAGGAAAAGATTAGGTTTACCAAAAACAAAACCCTCCATGATAATTTCAGGTGCAGAAACTTCTAAAAGATTACCTGAAGGATTAGAATTTTTAAGAGGTTATGCTAAACGTCAAGAAAGAAAAAATTTTTTATTAAAACCTCAACCAGGACAAGTAATACCAAAAAATATACCCATACCAAAATATGTAGATATGGTCCCGTTAAGAGCATCAATAGCTGCAGGTAAGGGCAAAATAAAAAATCTTTTTAGAGGAGAAACTTTATATCCAGATCAAAAGTATATTTCTAAAACTGGTATGGAGTCTGGCACAGGTGTAAAACCTGGTCAATGGTGGTCAGCAGAACCTTTAGAAGCTGCTACATATGCAATTAGACCTAGTAAAGGAATTATGGGAATAGATTCTGCAAATCCAGGTGTAATTAGAAGAATGAGTGTAAATAAAAATATAGAAGATATGGGGGATATGATGCAAAGGGGAACTGGTAAAACACATTTTCACCCTACACAAGATATGATAGATAATTCTAAAATTTCTTTATTTTATTCTGTAATTAACAGGTTAAGAGAATTAGGATTTAAAGACGCAAAAATATTTAAGTACATTGGACAAATAATGAGAAAGAAAAATGCGGCTGGTAAACGTGATTACATGTTATATAACAGTGGCGGTATTGTCTAAATTGTGTTATAAATAACAGTGCAAATTATACAGAAATATAATTATGCAGAATTAAAACGTAAAGAAGGAGAAGCTAGACTATATTTAACACCCGATGGTGAGGCACTGCCGTCAGTTACTACAATTTTAAATAGAACAAAAGACAAAACGTTTTTAAAACAATGGCGTGCAAAAGTTGGCGATAAAAAAGCTGATCAAATTATGCGAGATTCTGCTAGTATTGGCACCGCACTCCACCTATATATAGAACGTTTTGTGAACGGAGATAAATACAAAGATCTTACAGAAATAGGTGTGCAGGCAGAAAAAATGGCACAAAAAATAATAGACGAGGCTTTTGGTGACATTACAGAAATATGGGGGTCAGAAGTACATTTATATAATCCTGGTAAATACGCAGGCACGGCAGATATGATTGGTGTATACAAAGATAGACCTGCAATTATGGATTTTAAACAAACCAACAGACCAAAAAAACGTGAATGGATACAGGATTATTTAATGCAACTTGCAGCGTACGCCGCGGCCCACAATATTTTATTTAACACAGAAATAGATCAAGGTGTGGTTCTTATGTGTTCGCGTGATTTAACCTTCCAAAGATTCGAATTGACCGGTGAGAAATTTGTACGTGCGACTAATGCATTTATGAAAAAATTGGATGATTACAATACAAGTATAATCTAAATCAAATCCACTCAGATAATTCTTCACCACTAATTTCTTTTGCAATGTTTACCTTGTTTTTTAACGCTTTTATTATCTTTTCATCCACTGTGCCTTTAGACATCATGTCTATGTATAACACTGGATTTTTTTGACCTATACGATGTGCACGGTCTTCTGACTGTATTCTTTTCTCTAGGTCGTAATTATTAGAATAATATATCACTGTGCTAGCTGCCGTCAATGTAATACCATATCCTCCTGTTTGTGTATTACCTATAAAAAATCTACAATCATTTGGTTTATTTTGAAAATCATGAATACACTTTTGTCTATCTTCTGCCTTCGTTGCACCATAGTATGTGCAATATGATGTAGGTCCGTATTCTTTTTTTATTGCTGATTCTATGTTCAATATGTCATGTATGTAGTTTGCCCATATAATTGCTTTACCTGTTGTTTCTGATAACACCTGCATTAATTCTTCTATTCTATTGTTTTTAAGATCTAATACTTCACCACTATCTGTTTTCATATGTCCACATGTTATTTGATGTAGTCTCATTAATTGTGTCAAAACATTGACAGCTGTAAGTGATTGTCCTTTTAAAATAGTCATGGCATTTGTTTTCATGTCCTGGTATGCAATACGTTGTTCATCTGTCAATTCTACTTCACGTTTTACAAACGTTTTTTCTGGTAAATCCAAACAATCTTTTTTTAAAATACGATAAGAATGTGGTGATACTAAATTGCCTAGCTGTGCTAAGTTTTTAAACTTTACAATCTTTTGATACTTATGTGTACCACCAGCTGCGTTAGCTGTAATTACAACAGCATATCTAGTTCTAAATGCATAAAAACTTTGTTGCCCTAATATTTCAGGATCAAGAAAATCCATTTGTGACCACAGATCCATAGGTGATTGTGTTACTGGAGAACCTGTTAGTATACGTCTATACTTTGCTTCACGTGCTAAACCTAAAATATTTTTTGTTCTTTTTGCTTGTGGATTTTTTATTGTAGTGCTTTCGTCCACTATCATCATAGCTTTACCAATCAAAAATAATTTAGCAAATTCTACACCTTTTTTTGTAGATAAAGCTTCTACATTCATTACCATGATTTTACATCTATAATCGTTTATATCTTTTATGTTTTTTAATTGTTGTTTATATTCTGAACTTGTAGATTGTTTCCAAGCAACGACATTTTTTTCTATGTAATCAGGAACGTGTGTAGGTATTTCTTGATCTACCCAATTCATGTATGTGCCTTTTGGTGCAACTATCAACACTCTATCTATTCTACCTTTGTTGTATAGTATGCATGCGTTGTCTAATGCTATTTTAGTTTTACCTGTGCCCATCTCTGCAAAGATAGCAAAAGCTTCTTTATTCCAGCATTTTTTTAACGCATCTTTTTGATGCTCGTATGGCTTAGTTTTAAATTTGTACATTCTTAATTCTAATGTTGACTTCTTATATAACATGATCTATATGAGAATCAAGAAATAAAATTATGACAGTTTACGTACTACAAGAAATGGGTAGAAATATTAGATCAGCTGAAAAATTTGGCGATCTAAAAGTATTATTACCTGACAATAAACAAATAGTTTTATCTTCTGGACCATTAACTCATAAGTTAAAAAAAGAGTTATCCACATTTAGTGATGATGACTATTTGCTTTTGATTGGTGATCCTGCTATTATTGCATTAGCTGGCGCAGTTGTCAGTGAAATGAATAGAGGCAAATTTAAAGTGTTAAAATGGGATCGTGATGAAAAACGATACTATGACATAGAAATAGATTTGAGAGGTTGATATGAGTGAATTATTAAAACAAATGGCTCAAGATGCGGGCTCCACGGCCCAGGACAACATGGGCAAAATAGGTGCTGTTGCTAATGATGTAGCAGACACTGATAAAGAGATTGCTAATTTAGAAGAGCAATTAAGAAAGAAAAAAGATTACAAAAAACATTTAGCAGAAAATGTTCTACCTAACTTATTTGCAGAAGTAGGTTTGTCAGAATTAAAATTGGCAGATGGTAGACATCTTAAGGTTACCAACTACTATGGTGCTTCTATTAAAGATACCAAAAAAGAAGCAGCATTCAAGTGGTTACGAGACAATGGATTTGGTGATTTAATAAAGAACCAAGTTAGTTGTAGCTTTGGAAGGAATGAAGATGAGAAAGCTAAGTCGTTGATAGATACTTTGGATAGTCAAGGTTATCAATCAATGCAACGTGAATGGGTCGAACCTTCCACCCTTCGCGCATTT